AATTATTAAAATCACAAAACCAAGTAAACGCAGAAAGACAACAAGCAGCACAAGCTGCAGAACAACAACAACAAATGGCTCAGATGCAACAAGTTGCACAAGCAGCAGGAGATGTAGCACCACTAGCAAAAGCGTTGCCAGAAGAAGCACAAGCTTTAGTTAATTCAGAAGTGGAGTAATATGGAAAACGAAAATCAAGAAAAACAAGTAAGAGAAATACAAAAACAATTAACAGAACTTAAGAAAGACTACATATTTATCTTTGGATCAAATGAAGGCAAAAATGCTTTAGCTGATCTTGAAAAAAGATGTCATTATCACAACACAACAAATGTAAAAGGCGATAGCCACGAGAGTGCTTATTTAGAAGGACAACGTAGCGTAATTCTATTTATTAAATCAATGCTACAGAACGATAAAGAAAAAGGAAAATAATATGTCAAGCGAACAGATAACACAAGAAGTTGTGCCTGTAGAAACAACGACAACTACAGAAACAGCACAGACAGCAGAACCAATAGAAAGATCAGTAACTGTTACAGGTGGAGATACTCCTGGAAACTGGAAAACTTCTATAAGCGAAGAATTTAGAAATGATCCTAGTATTGAAAAATTTACTGAGATAGATGCGTTAGCTAAAAGTTACATCAATGCAACTAAAATGATTGGTCAAGATAAATTAGTTATACCAACTAACAACTCAACAGAAGATCAATGGAATGAAGTATATGAAAAATTAGGTAGACCAGATTCTGCTGACAAATATGCTTTAGATATTAATTCAGAAATTGTTTCAATGGATGAAGGTGCGGTAAAATCTTTTGCCGAACAATCTCACAAACTTGGATTAAATAATAAACAAGCTCAAGGTATCTTAGAGTTCTATAAAAATAATATGGAAGGTACTGCACAGCAATCAAGGATTGATACTGAAACTGCTCAAACACAATCTGAACAACAGTTAAGACAAGAGTGGGGTAGAGACTTTGAAGGTAAAGTTAAACAAGCTGGTGCATTAGCAAAAGCAAATATTAATCCAGAAGTATTGGATATGCAATTGCAAGATGGTACTAGAATTGGAGATCATCCAGAAATCATAAAAGGCTTTGCAAAAATTGCAGGAATGATGTCTGAGGATAAAATACTTTCAAGTGAAAATGAAAATACAGACACTTCTAAAGATATTGAATCAGAAATTTCTGCTATATCTAATGATAAAAATGGTCCTTACTGGAATAAAAATCATCCAGACCATGATAAAACAGTACAAAAAGTTTACACTTTAAGAGAAATGCTTAATGCAAAATAATGGTTTAAGTGAAGAAGAACTTAGATTATCTATATTAAAGTTGGTAAAGGATTCAGGATCTGAAACTCAGAAAATTAATCCCTTGCCAACTGCAGACATTTACTATAAGTGGATTAAAGGTAAGACAATTCGAAAGAACCTTATCGACAAGAAGGAATAGACTTCTAGTCTAAAAGACTTTAAATCCAAGAATTGCCTATCGCTTTTGATGGAGAACCTTTCTGATTATTTAACAATAACATTAACATAATAATGGAGAGACAAATATGTCATCACAAATAACAACAGCATTTGTAGAGCAGTATTCTGCCAACATACAAATGTTATCCCAACAAATGGGATCACTACTAAGAGACAAAGTTAGACTTGAAAGCGTTGTAGGAAAAAATGCTTTTTTCGATCAAGTTGGTTCAGTAACTGCACAGCTAAAAACTAGCAGACATTCGGACACACCTCAACAAGATACACCTCACTCAAGAAGAAGAGTATCACTTGCGGATTACGAATTTGCTGACCTTATCGATCAACAAGATAAAGTTAGACTTTTAATAGACCCAACATCATCTTACGCAAGAGCCGCTGCATTTGCAATGGGTAGAGCAATGGATGATGTGATTATCGCTGCTGCAACTGGTACTGCCTACACAGGTGAAACTGGTGCAACAACTGAATCAGCTCAAACAGCAATAGCTGCTTCTATTGGTTCAACTACAGGCTTAAACATTCCAAAAATAGCGAAAGCTAAACAATTATTGGATGTTGCTGATGTTGATCCTTCAATAGCTAGACACATTATTGTATCGCCAGAGCAAATCAATAATCTATTAAATGTAACTGAAGTTACAAGTGCAGATTTCAATACTGTGAAAGCGTTAGTTCATGGTGAAATTGATACGTTCTTAGGCTTCAAATTTACTGTATCTAATAGATTAGCTAAATCTGGTAACGATAGAACTATTATAGCTTATGCTGAAGATGGAATCGCTCTAGCTGTAGGAAAAGATATTTCTGCAAGAATAGACGAAAGAGCAGATAAATCATATGCTACACAAGTGTACTATTGTCAAACAATTGGTGCTACTAGAATGGAACAAGCTAAAGTTGTTCCAATTACTTGTACAGAAGCATAATTAACAATTAGAAATATAGGAGATAAAATAATATGGCTAATTCAACACAATACGCAAAAACAGTTAGTACACCTTCTGAAAAGTTGGATACTAATGAACTTCATGGCAGAGTAAGAGTTGCTTACGCAGACTTTACTGCCGCTGGAGCTCAAGAAACTATTAATTTATTCAAGTTACCAAATGGTGCTAGAATAATTGGTGGAAGAGTAAATCATGCTGCACTTGGTTCAAGTACAACATTATCAGTAGGTCACGCAGCATATGTTAATGCAGCAGGAACTACTGTTGCTCTTGATGTAGATGAATACAAAGCAGCAGCAGCATCAACAAGTGTTACTGCGGCAGCTATTGCAGCTACTACAGCATTGGGTGAAAACTCAGTTGTTGATTCACCAGATGGTTTAATTGTTACAGCAACTACTGCTGGAGCAAATGCTACTGGTCTTTTAACTGTGTCAATGACATACGTTTTAGATTAATACTTATTTTAGGGGGTGGAAGCGAGAGTGGAAACCCCCTAGAGTGCATGAAACAAATTAAAGATCTAGAAACTATAGTACACTTCAAAAAAGGTAATTATGTTTATAGATATGTTCTTGTAGATAGATTTCAAAACGATACTAAAAATCATTATGGTTTTGATACAAAACAAGGTAAAACAACAGAAGAGATTTTTGCGTTAAATAGTAATAGACAAATAAGACGTAAATATATTATAAGGAAGTGATATGGCATCAGTAGTAGATATTTGTAATGGATCATTAAATCAACTGGGAGCTACAACTATACTTTCATTAACAGAAGATTCAAAAAACGCTAGACTTTGTAACTCAAGATACACTCAAGTTAGAGACGCTTTATTTAGAACACATCCTTGGAATTGTTTACAAAAAAGAGCAGAACTTGCTGCAGACACTACTGCACCTGCTTGGGGTTTTACTAATGCTTATACATTACCATCAGATTGTTTAAGACTACTTAGAATATTAGATTACGATTCAAACTATAAAGTAGAAGGTAGAAAAATTTTAAGTAATACATCTGGTATGAAAATATTATATGTTGCTAGAATTACTGATCCTAATCAATATGATGAGCTATTAAGAGAAACAATATCTGCATCATTAGGTGCTGACATTGCTTTTGGAATTACATCTAATAATCAAACAGCTCAAAATATGTATAGTTTGTTTCAAGATAAATTAAGAGATGCTAGATTTGTAGATTCAACTGAAGGTCAAAACGTAGAGCAAGATCTAGGTATGACAGATGTTATAGACGCAGGTACTTTTATAAACTCAAGGTTTTAATCAATGGCTAGAGTAGCAGTTCAATTAACGAACTTTACAGGTGGTGAGCTATCTCCTAGATTAGACGGTAGAAACGATTTAGCTAAATATGCTTCTGGTTGCAAGACCTTAGAAAACTTAGTTGTATATCCTCATGGAGCTGCAGCTAGACGACCAGGTACAACATTTGTTTCAGAAGTTGCGGACAGCGATAACAAAACAAGATTAATCCCTTTTGAATTTTCAACAACACAAACTTATATGTTGGAGTTCTCAAATTTAAAAATAAGATTTTATAAAAACAATGGAATAATTTTAGAATCTAATAAAACTATAACAGCAATTACTAAAGCTAGTCCTGGAGTAATTACTTCTAGTTCACATGGTTATTTAACTGGAGACGAAATATATATTAGTGGTATTGTAGGCATGACAGAACTTAATGGTAAAACATTTTTAGTTGTTAAGATAGATGCTAATACTTTTTCATTAACAGATAAAGATGGTGTAGCAATTAACACTACAAATTATACTACTTATAGTTCAGGAGGAATTGCTAATAGAGTTTATGAAATAGCTACCCCTTATACAACTGCAGAACTGTTTGACATTAAATTTGCACAATCAGCAGACGTTATGTACATTACTCATCCTTCACATGAGGTTGAAAAATTATCTCGTACTGGTCATACATCATGGTCACTTACAGATGTTGTTTTTACTAATGGACCATTTCAAGATGCTAATATTACAACAACTACTTTAACACCAGCTTCAGCATCTGTTGGATCAAGAAATATAACAGCTTCAGCAGTTACTGGTATTAATGGAGGTGTAGGATTTTTATCAACAGACGTAGGTAGACAAATACATTTCAATGCAGGATATGCAACAATTACAGCAAGAACAAGTTCAACAGTAGTAGTTGCTGATGTAACTACAGCATTTACAAATGGTAATGCTATTACTGATTGGTATCTAGGAGCATTTTCAGATACCACAGGTCATCCTTCTTGTGTAACTTTCTTTGAACAAAGATTGGTATTTGCAGGAACAACAAATCAACCACAAGCTATTTTCTTTTCTAAGTCTGGTGATTATGAAAGTATGGATTCAAATATTGGTGGAACAATAGCTGATGATGATGCTATTATTTATACAATTGCATCTAACCAAGTAAACGCAATTAGATTTATGACATCTACTAGAACTTTGATTATTGGTACAGCAGGTGGTGAATTTACAGTATCAGGTGGTGGTACAGATAGTGCAGTTACACCAACTAACATTCTAATTAAAAAACAATCTAACCATGGTGCTGCAAACGTAGATGCTATAGCTGTAGGTAATGCCACATTATTTTTACAACGTGCTAAAAGAAAAATTAGAGAACTAGCTTATAACTTTGACGTAGATGGTTATGTTGCTCCAGATATGACTATTCTTGCCGAACACATTACTGAAGGTGGTCTAACTCAAATTGCTTATCAACAAGAACCTAACCAAATTATTTATTGTGTTAGAGAAGATGGTGAGATGGTAGGTTTAACTTATCAAAGAGAACAACAAGTAACTGCTTGGCATAGACATATTTTTGGTGGAAGATTTGGTATAGCAACAATTACAGTTTCTGATTATGCAAACATTACAACTGGTAGTAAAATAATTTTATCAAAATCAGATGGTACAACTACTATTTTTACATCAACAACAGGTACTGCTGGAACAAACGAATTTAAAACTGAAACCAATAACAACACAACAGCAACTAATTTAAAAAATGCAATTAATGCTCATACTAATTTTACTGCAACAGTAAATTCTGCAGTTGTAACTGTTACTGAAACTGCACATAAAGCAACAGGATATTTAACTATTAAAAGTTTTGATTCAGAAAAATTAACAGCAACAAGCGAAGGTAAAGCAGTAATAGAAAGTGTAGCTGTAATTCCAACTGATGATAAAGAATATCAAACGTGGGTTATTGTTAAAAGAACAGTTAATGGTATTACAAGAAGATATGTTGAGTTTTTAAATGAACTTGACTTTGATGAAACAGATAACACATCATTTAATTTTTTAGATAGTGCATTAAGCTATAGTGGTTCTGCAGTTACTACTCTTTCAAATTTAGAACATCTTGAAGGACAAGTAGTTTCTATATTAGCAGATGGTGCAACTCATCCAGATAGAACTGTTACTTCAGGCTCAATTACTTTAGATCGTTCTGCAAAAAATGTTAAAATAGGATTAAATTATATATCATTATTACAAACAATGAGATTAGATGCTGGATCACAAGATGGTACATCACAAGCCAAAACTAAAAGAATATATGATATTACAGTAAGAATGTTTGAAACAATTGGTGTAGAAGTAGGACCTAATTTATCTGATATGGAAAGAATACCTTTTAGAAGTTCTGCTGATTTAATGGATGAAGGAATACCACCTTTTACAGGAGACAAAGAAGTTGAATTTAGAGGAAATTATGAGACAGATGGTTTTATTTATGTTAGACAAAGTCAACCTTTACCTTTTACAATTTTATCGTTATACCCAAGGTTAGCAACAAATGATGGATAATAAATTACATATAGTACCTTACACTTCAGAACATGGTAATTTTATTTTATCATGTCAAATGAATCATAAACTTATGGATGAAGATGTTAAGTTTGAAGGAGACGCTGCAAACTTAGTACAAGATGATTTAGCCTTTACAGGTATTGTTAATGGTAAACCTATCTTTGCTGCAGGTATGAAAATGGTTTGGGGTAATGTTGCAGAAGGTTGGGTTATTGCAACTAAAGATGTTTGGAACTCTCCACTAGCTGTGGCTCGTGCAATAAAGAAAGATTTTGCTCGTGTTGCCAAACAACATAATATAAAAAGAGTTCAAACTGCGGTGCGAAAAGATTTCGATAAAGGAATAAGATTTGCAAAGTGGTTAGGATTAGAGAATGAGGGTTTAATGAAATACTATGGCTTTGATGGTTCACATCAATACAGATATGCGAGGATATTCTAATGGGATGGCAAGGAGCATTAGTAGGAGCAACAGCATTTGCAGGTTATCAACAAGCTGGAGCATCAGGTAAATTTAATCAATCTGTTGAAAATCGAAATGCTTTAGTTCAAGAACAAAATAATGAAATTTTAGACAGTAAACTTGATTTAGAATTGGCTCGTTTTGATGAGGATTTAAAAAAATTAATTGCTTCACAACAGGTTAATGTAGCTAAATCAGGTGCAGTTATTGGAAAAGGTACTTCTCAAAGAATAAAATTATCAACTCTTTATAATGCTGAAGTTGATAAAGGAATTGCTAAATATAATAATGAAATTGCAAAATCTAGAAATTTAGAAGAAGCTAACTTTAGTCGTATTAGAGGACAGATGGCAAGACAAAGAGCTAAAATGGAACAAATACAAATTGTTTCTTCAGTAGGTTCAACATTACTAACAATGAAAGGATAATTAATGGCAAGAGATTATAAATCAGAATACGCAAAT